GAAGATGATAATGTTATTGCAGTAGCAGATGGAGTATTTCAAACCAATGCGGACAACTCTATATTTTTTAAGGCACCTCGTACATCAAGATATGAAAGATCTAGATTCTTAAACAATATTATTTTAATTCAAGGCGATGAGTCGGATTTAACTATTAGTGAAAACAGCGGTCCTACCCTAGATCATTTTGTTGTTGAAAATAATTCAAATTATATTAAATTAACTGGCGCTAATGTTGACTTTACAAGAAACTCACCAATAGATGAATTAAGATTAGCATTTTCTTTAGTAAGCAAAGATGGAGATTCTAACGCTATTCCAGATACAATTAGAGTGTTAGTTGATTTTTCATCAACAGATGGGTCAGAGTTTGCAAAATTTGAAGCAGAAATAAATCAAGGAAGTTCTGGAAATTTAGAAAATTCAATTGCAGATTTTGAAACAAACAGGTATTTTGTAGTTTCTAAACAATTACAGGAACTATACACAAGTGCAAACTTTACTTGGAATGCGGTAACTACTGTTAAAATTTATGCTTGCGTTCTCGTCGAAGAGAGTGGTCCAAGTTTAGTTCCATCTGAAGATTATTACATTGCCCTAGATGCTTTAAGATTAGAAAATGTTGCTACCGTAAACCCACTATATGGTTTAACTGGATATTCAGTTATTAAAAATGATGAAGCAGAAACAATTGTAAAGTCTCCCAATACTAGCAATTACGTAGAATTTAGATTTTCAATAGGTGTAACCTAATGACTGTTAAAAAAGCAATTATTAAAAAATCTTCTTTACCAGCAGTTGATTCAGATAGTGCTGGATATGTAGTTAGATATAGAATCGTATCAGAAGATAAAAACAGAACATCACACTGGTCTCCAACGTTTACCACAAATGCCGTGCCAATTGAATCAGTTAATGGAGCGTTATCAATTACAGAAACAATTATTACAGCAGTGTGGGGAGATGAACTAAATAGACCAGCATATGACATATTTGTTAAGTTTGACTCAGGATCTTTTGGTTATCATGGAACATCAGCAGTTCACAATTATTCATTTTTAAATACAGGAACTACATCTGTTCATGTTAAAGTTCAAGTTTCTTCATCTGTAAAAGAAGTAAAAGCAGGACTAGTTATCTTTGACTCTGGCGTAGAGTCTTTGGTATAATTAAATAGGAGGAATCAATGGCAAAACTACCGCTACCAGAACGAGGTCAACCCTTAGATGTTCCATACATCTATCAATTAGTTGATACAGTAAATAAACTATCAACAGAGGTTTCTTCTGCAACCTATAAAACTACATCAGTTGATACAGCCAGTGCTGGTAGACAAAACTTAAAAACATCAGAGGCTAGGTTTGTTGGTGGCATAGTAGAGGTTGCGAACAACTCAACAGTAAGTGCGGGTAACGAAAAAACTTTTTCATACGATTTTTCTAGCGATTTTAAATTTCCACCAGTTGTTACCGCTACAGCAGTAAACACTGGAAACACCCCTGCTGGACAAAACGTAAGTGTTATTTTAAAAACAGTCACAGTGTCAAAAGTAGAAGGAACTGTAAGGTTTAACGCCTCTGGAGATTTATCTTTAGCAGTTAACTTAGTTATTCTTGGCATACCAAACTAACATTAAGGGTGGGGTATGATTTTTTGTAAAAAATGTAATGGTCGTATGTTTGTAGATAGACAATATAGCAACGTAAATCACCTAGAAACATTTTGTATGTTGTGTGGTTCTCGTAATTTTTTTCATCCTCCATCAGAAAGTGAGAGGGGTAGATGGTTACTGCAAAAGGAAAAATCCAGAGCCAGCAGTACAATAACGATCCTGTAGTAAAGGGAAGTAAGAAGATCTGGTTTCTTAATGGAGACCTTGTAAGGCTGTATCATAGTTCTCGTTCTACTGGGATGGTTACTGTTTTTAATATTACTAAAGACAGACTTGAAACTTGTTTGCGAACAGACTTTAGACGTAACAGACAAAAAGCATATACAGTTGCTGAGACTGCTAAGTTAATTAATCGTCATAGAAAATATATGCCAAAGTTAATGAAAAATGGAATTATACCAGTGCCAATTGGGGCTAAACCAAATGGTCAGCGTGGATGGCAAATTAGATCTTATTATTCAGAAGATCACGTTAAAGAAATTAGATCTATCTTAGGATCAATACACATTGGGCAACCAAGAAAAGATGGATTAATAACAAATAATAGTACTCCTACAAGTCAAGAATTGACAAGACGAATGGGAGAGGGTATACTTACATATACAAAGACAGAAGATGGAAGGTATATTCCAGTGTGGTCAGAGAATATCTAATCAGCACAGAGTGTGCTACAATTGTAAAACAAACAAAATAAGGTGGGTAAATGGAAAACGATAATACAAAAGTATCAGTAACATTAGGATATACACTCAATCTAGGCAACTTTCAATCACTAAGGCTTGACCTTGGCGTTATTGATTCTAAGCGTGATGGAGAGAACACAGATCAAGCGTTTGATCGTGTGTATAGATTTGTTGAGGACAGATTAACAGAAAAGATTAAAGAGGCTCAAGCAGAGGCTGCTGAACAAGAGTAATGGCTGAACGCAAAGACCGTATGGCTTTGCTTAGTAGATACAGTAAATTACATACAGCCAAGTATCAGCAAAAGCCATCTTTAAACTTAAATGTAGAACAGTGGGCTTCTGATGCTCTTGTTGAATCTTACGGGATAGGAACATGTTATGACTTATTGGATCATTATTTTAATATTTCTCTTTCCCCTTCTTGGAGTTACTTTGCATACAATGCGGAAAAAATACTTCAAGCAAAATTAGAAACAGAACAAGATATTAAAGAAAGAGAAGAACGAAGAGAGTTAGCGAGGAGATGGCTTAGTGAATAATACAGAAGCAAGAGTTATTTCCGCAGTGCTACAAGATAAACAAATGCATGTTTTACTACAGGCAAATGTTGAAAACCTTCTTAGAACCCATAACGATATTTGGAATTTTATTCGTTTATATTTTGACAATAACAGTTCTGTTCCACCAGTATCTTTAGTTATTGAAAAGTTTAGAGATTTCCAACCAGTCGAAGGCATAGGCGCTACAAAGCATCACCTTGAAGAATTACAAACCGAATATTTAAATGATAGCCTAAAAGACATCTTAAGGACTGCAGCAGGAGAAGTTCAGGGCGGTAATGGATCAGAAGCCCTCAATGGTTTAATTACTAAAACATCTGAGTTAAAGAAAAATACATCTGCTATACGTGATATTGATGCTACAGATCTTGAGTCTGCCCTTGCATATTATGAAAAGATTCAAGAGCAAAAAGAAACTGGTCACATTGGAATTAAGACAGGCTTGCCAGGGTTTGATAACTATCTACCTTCTGGAATCATGCCAGGACAACTAGGAGTCTTTCTTGCATATCCAGGTATTGGAAAGTCTTGGTTGGCTCTGTACTTCGCTGTACAGGCTTGGAAACAAGGTCGTAGCCCACTTATCATAAGTCTTGAAATGTCTGAGACAGAAGTTCGTAACCGTGTATTTGCAATCATGGGTGAAGGAGTTTGGTCTCATCGCAAACTAAGCAACGGTGAAGTAGAACTTGATATGCTTAAAAATTGGCATGCAAATAAAGTAGCAGGTAAACCAGAGTTTCACATCATATCTAATGACAATGGTGGAGAATTAAACCCATCTATTATTCGTGGAAAAATTGATCAATATAAACCAGATTTTGTTATTGTTGATTATTTACAACTTATGTCACCAAACCAAAAATCTGATAATGAAACGGTACGTATGAAAAACCTTTCTCGTGAATTAAAATTAATGGCTATATCAGAAGAGGTTCCAATCATTGCTATTTCTTCTGCTACTCCAGATGATGTTAAGGATCTAAACAGTCCCCCAACACTTGGTCAAACTGCATGGTCTAGACAGATTGCTTATGATGCTGACTGGGTAATGGCTTTAGGTCGTCCAGTGAACAGTGATATTATTGAGTGCGTATTTAGAAAAAATAGAAATGGTTTTATGGGAGACTTTTTAATACAGGTAGATTTTGATAAAGGTTATTACAGATATAAAGATTACGAAGACGGAAAATAAAATGACAGATATATATACACAAGAACAAATTAGAAGAGTATTAAATGGCATAGGCGTTGACGTTGAGGCAGAGTTTGGCAATGAGTTAATAGTTTTTTGTCCGTATCACAATAACACAAGAACTCCTGCAGGTGAAGTATCAAAAGAATCTGGTAGGTTCTTTTGCTTTGGATGTCAAATTACAAAAGGTTTAGAAGAGTTCGTAATGACTGTTTCTGGAAGAACATACTTTGAGTCTGTTAGATATATCAGAGGTAAAGATAAAGAGGTAGATCTAACATCTGTTATTAATAAAACACTTTACAGCCCACCAGATTTTGTTCAGTTTGACGAATTACTAATTAAAAGATTAAATAATCAAGCAATGGAATCACCAAGAGCAATTAGATACTTTGAAGGTAGAAAAATTACCAAAGAATCTATGACAAAGTTTATGCTTGGATATTCTGAAAAACAAGATTCTATTGCTGTGCCAATGCACAATCACGAGGGAATGTGTTTAGGGTTTGTTGCCAGAACTATTGAAGGCAAGGATTTTAAAAATACTTTAGGATTGCCTAAGAGTAAAATTCTTTTTAATTTAAATAGAATAAAAACATCAAGCACAGTCTATGTTGTAGAATCATCTTTTGATGCAATTAGACTAGATCAAATAGGATTCCCAGCAGTTGCAACTCTGGGTGCTAATGTGTCTGTATCACAAATCAGACTATTAGAGAAGTACTTCAACAACGTTGTACTAATAGCAGATAATGATGAAGCAGGAGTTATTATGACAGAAAAGTTAATAGAAAAACTTGGGTCATTAGTAACTGTTGTCAACTTAGAAAAACAATATAAAGACGTAGGAGATATGGATGATGAGTCAATAAGAAAACTCGAATTTCAGTTTGACAATTCTATATCTACTATGCTAAAATAAATATAACAAAAGGAGAAAAACATGAGCGTAGTAAAGGGACTCAAAAATATCAATGCCCTGCTCGACAAACCAAAATATGATGAAAACTCTCCAAAGGTAAGATGGTTAAAAGTTGCCGATGGACAAGCAGTAAAAATTCGTTTCATTGAAGAACTAGATGAGGACTCTGCAAGTTACAATGCAGAACGTGGTCTTGCTTTAGTTGTCAAGGAACACACAAATCCAAAAGACTATAAGCGTAAGGCTGTAGACACAATGGAGTCAGAAGGTCGTGACTGGGCGGAAGAAATGCACCGCAAAGATGTAAAGGCTGGCTGGCGTGCACGTCTACGTTTTTATTGCAACGTACTTGTAGATGATGGAATTGAAGCACCATATGTGGCTATTTGGTCAATGGGTGTTAGCAAGCAATCTGCATTTAATACTATTCGTGAATATGCACTTGAAACAGGTAGCATATCAAATCTAACTTGGAAGTTAAAGCGTAATGGTCAGGGTACTGAAACCAGTTACACATTAATTCCATCTGCACCAGACAAAGAACCATTTGCTTGGGCAGAAATTAAGCCATATGCTCTTGAATTAGCACTAAAGAAAATTCCTTATGCTGAACAAGAAGCATTCTATTTGGGCTTTGACAGTCCATCAACTTCTTCTGCTACCAACGTCGACTGGTAATAGATGAACTATGTAGGCTTACATGTTCATACTCATTACTCCCTATTTGACGGCATAGCAACTCCACAGGAGTATGTAGACCGTGCTAGCAAGTTGGGTATGAGCGCTCTTGCAATTACAGATCACGGTACACTTTCTGGTCACAGAGAACTGTATCGTGCTGCAAAAGAAAAGGGTCTTAAGCCAATCCTTGGTCTAGAAGGATATATGTGTGCAGACATATCAGATAAAAGAGATAAGTCTGAAAGAACAGGTCAACAAGATCTTGTTTATAATCACATTGTCCTTCTAGCCAAGAACCAAAAAGGTTTGGAAAATCTTAACAAGATTAGCGAAATAGCATGGACAGATGGATTCTTTAAAAAACCAAGGTTTGATTTTGAAATCCTTAAAAAATATAAAGAAGGAATTATTGTAACGTCTGCTTGTCCTAGTAGCGTTATTGTTAAAGCATTAGAAGAGCAAGAGTTTGCACTTGCTAAAAAACATATTAAATGGTTTAAAGAAAACTTTGGTAACGATTATTATATTGAAGTTATGCCACACAATACACCAGAAATAAATAAATACCTTATTGAACTTGCAGATGAATTTGACATAAAGGCTGTAGTTACTCCAGACTGTCACCACTCAGATGAATCACAAAGGGATATTCAAGAGTTTAAACTTTTAATGAATACTCATGCTAAAATACAAAAAGATACAACATATGCAAAGTCTGTCAAGTGCCCTTCTATGATGGACAGATTAGATTACTTATATGGTAGAGATAGAGATATAACATTTAACAAGTTTGAGATTCATCTTCTTTCGTATGAAGAGATTAAAGCAGCAATGGAAAAACAGGGTATTGATAGAGAAGATATATACTCAAACACACTATTACTGGCAGAGACAGTAGAAGACTATAATATTAAAGATGGTCTTGATTTACTT